AGGTGTTTAAATGATTCTCTGGCGATTTTTAACCCAGTCATCATCAGACCCACCTTTTGCGGGGCGATATCTGGAATACGTAGAATCATTCCCCATACCCGACCCACATCGGTAAAGTGATCGACCGGATGCCCATATTGGCTCTGCCTATCATGGCTTACCAATTTAGTGGCTTCTTTCATTATATCTAAATCTGTAGAAGGCGGGAATTCAGAGCAACACCATGGATTTGCAAGAAAAGTTAATTGTAGCTCTTGGGCAATGGATACTTCTAATCTCGCACCTTGACTGAGATGCCAACTTGGTAGAAGAGTATAATATTCACAATCTAAAAGCATTTCGATTGATTTTCGAATATAATATGATCTAGTCTTTGTGAATTTTATAGATTCATCGTCGTCGATACGAGCAGGATTGCGAATCTCTTCTCTTTCAAATCGTTTAGAATCAACCAGATACTCTTCCATTTTGAAGAATTCGGGATAATTGTAATCCTTGATCCCCGTCATAGGCCCACTAATGTATATATTGTGATTTTTCACCATGTGGTATGATACTATGTTTTGATGGCCAAATCAAGATATTCTACCATAAATAATTACTACACATGGTTTTAAGTGCTATTTCAGCGTTATCCGCATTCCCGAATGAGGCTATTTTAATAACTGTCGCCGATACCACCCCTCAATTAAACGGGCGTCTCGGTATAAGTTTCGTGGACTCTTACTATAACTATGGGGATGAAAAAGTCAAATGGAATAATTACCCACTACTACCATCCGACGAATTGGATGATGACAACTCTTTAACAGCACTAGCTCCACCCTTCGAGCGTGTAAACATGCCAGATGTCTTCCCATTGGTATATACGGTTTCTGGATTTACCGATCACCTACATCTTGATTTTCAAGGCGGAACAAACGAAATTAATGTCTATCCTAGTCGTCCATATCCTATAATAACCTACGATACCAATAGTAAAGTTCTTTACATCTCTGCGGGACTTCTCCCTTTAACAGCATTTCCCTCTAATGTAAAAACAGAAGAATTTAGAAAATTAAATGTGGCAACTCCTTTACAGCCGCTACCTTCCACCTTAACGTTAAATGGGGCTTACAGATCGACCGCCGTTTTAGGAAAAACCGTCTACAGTTATACTAAACCATTCTTCAATAATACGGCGACACTATTCATACCGTTAACTCAATATCGCTATCCAAAAACCGGATATGTTGCAACAACAAATTGGTCGAGATATTCAGAGAAAATAAAACCCGCATCTTTCTTAACAAAAATAAACACCTCGGGAACATCCTTTAGTGCAACTGGGGACATAGATGATTACACGACAGAATATAACTGTTATTGGGATCAATCCGTAAACGCTCTTTCATACACAAGTCCTACCACAGTTTCTAATAAAGATACATTGATCTCGCCCGACATATACTATTCGGATGTCGATACAGGTTCTATCGAACGCCTTTACATCACTGGGAATGTCGATCCATGTAATAGTTATATCAATTTTGCGAGAATCTCTAGCGGATTAAATTATCGCCAACAATTATTCATCGAGCCGAAGGATACCAGTCCAACATCTCCTATATCTTCATTCTTCTTCCCTGCTAATACTGATGTAAACGTGTGGTATGAAACATCGTCATACCATGTCGATGATGTTGGGACATTTTCCGCAACAAGTTTTGGTAACAACTTTTTCGCATTGAGTGCGCGTCCCCCAAATGTCTTATTTGACCCTTTCGTAACAGTTCTATATCCCCCATATAACAATGTCCCTATCTGGGGTCATGGGTTAGACTTTTCATATGCGGGTCAGCCAGCATTCACAGTCAACTTTATCCCATCCGCTGGAATAATATCTAGCACATTGTCATCAGTAGATATTGATGCAAGAATGGTGGATAACTTTTACCAAACATCTATCCCCATCATTTCCACCGCATTCTTCCCGCAACTTGCGATCAACAGTATGTTTGTGGTAACTAACAATAGTGAAACAAGCGCACTATCTGCCATAAATCTAATAACTAACGATGTTTACACTGAAAATGAAAGTTTGATCGACCATTCTACCCCTATACGATTCATCAATAGTATCGACGGTGAAAAGGCAGCATACTATCGTCTCAATTTAATAACCACTATATCATGGAATGAAGATGCTGGGCAAAGACAATCATATTACGAGCAACCCTTGGAATTCGCGCTGAACCCAGATAAGGCTACGATATATCTAAACCAAAGCAATGTAACGTCTAATTCTGTGGATATTACAGGGTATATATCTCCAGATTATGATGAAACCGCTCCGGTCCAATGGTTTGTTTCTCCACCAGAAAGCGTTATTATTAGAAATCTTGAGGATTCGAGTATAATCACACCGAATACCAATATACCAGGTGGAACTCTCTCTATTCGTATCGAAAATTTGGGCGTGGATGATACTACTGTCTCTCTATATGTCCCTCAATATGACCGAAGCGCATCCACCACATGGACTCCTCCTAATAACATTTGGAGCGATGTAACATTGAGAGTTCTAGGATCAGTAGACGATTACAATCCGGTAAACACAGGGTCTATCTCGGCGTTTTTTGTTCGCAACAATTCACTATTCCGTGTCCCAACGAATGCAACCATAAGATGGTCTTCTACGTTAGCTGATCCTGATGCATCCTTAGATTTCCATACACAGACCGATCTGCCAATTGTTAAAAATTCAACATATCCTTCGACGAATCTATATTCTCTGATCGAAGGTGATTTCCAATCGCCGACCACAATTTCCGGTCCAAAAAATGTCGATTTCAGGGTCAACTGCTCGGTTTTCAATTCGTCATATAGTTATGATGCGAGTCGTTCTTTTTATCTCCGTGAATATCCTGAAAACAGCAATGTATTCATCGATATCTCCAGCAATCAGAACCCTAATATTATTTCAAGTGAATACTATACAACCGTGGTTTGTGAGAACTCAGCTAAAGTAAACCTAATTGCAGACATAGACACCTTAAACATCCCATCAAGTTCTGTCAAATGGGAGGTTGATAGCACCCTCTACACTGGCTCTTCAATTATGCTAGACATTAGCAGTGCCGAAGTATGTGTAAACATCAGCGCATTGGATGTTTCCCCTTCAACAGGAGGATTTGGAAAATACAATTTCTACGACTCGGTATGTTTCTATATTCTATCAACGTTAGTCCCATTCGAATATATTGCATTCCCATCGATCAACTACCTTCCAACTGTCAATTCCGATTTTGATAATTATACTAGCACGTATATTACCATGTCTTCTTACAGTGCATGTCATACGGAAAATGTATACTTCTCGGCATTGAGCGGATTCGATGAATATCATTGGTCTGTAGAGGGTCAGACAACCATCACTACGACAAATACTGCATTGGTTCCAATCGATACAACTTCCCTCGGAGCAACTAATGATGTCTCGGTTTCGGCATTCAATCTTTATTTCCCTAACACCAATCCACCATCGGTATATAACACGGCATCTTCAGATGGTTCACTATATAACGATCCTCTCACATTGCATCCTTTTCCGCCGACAACATTAACCCTATCGTTGGATAATAATTTGGTCGATATGAGGCAAGTAACTGATAGAGATGTAAATTTCAATGCGGCTTTCTCGGTCGTCGATCTATCTGCATCTACATTCCAATTAGTATTATCATCCACCGAGGGTATTGTTAAACGTGGGATAACTTTATTTGACAACAATGTTAATTTCAGTGACTCTTTCGATTATGGTGAATTTGATATATTCACTATAGAAGAGAATTCTCTATACGAATTTAATGTGTTTTTAGAAGGAAGCGCGAATAAAACCATCAATGGATTCGATTTCTGTTCTGAGGTTCAACCAATAACATCTAACATTTTAACCTTGACTGCATTCGATGGTCCCGACCTTAGTATCTGGACATCCCATAATGTTCTAACAACGACAGAAAATGCGATCATATATAACACCACATTCAACACCCCTTTAAATCCGTTCACTGCATTCGATTTCAATGATGGTAATGGGACAACTACCACTCAGTTAGGTTTCGGTCCCTTCTCTGCCTCATACAGTGTCGGGGAAACGACATATACCGTATCCATGACGGGGTATAGATCGGATGGTCAAACAGTCTCAGCCGCATGGGAAGATTTCTTCATTTTGGAAGAAGGGAAGGAATATGACCCAGATGTCAACCGAAATACATCTATACCGATTGAACTACCTTATTCTTTAGCTGATGTGACGATCTCACCAAATTCATGGCAATTCTCCGAGACCTTGAATACATCTTTTGATCGCATGAAAGATAATATCAATTATCTAAATGCAAAATGTTTCCTAACTCAGAACTATCTTCCGAAATATTCAATCGGAACATATGGGAAATATAAAGGTGTTATAGAGTGGAGATTCGATGAACCGTTAGCCAACTTAGAAACTAACGATAGTGTCACCCGTTACGATGATATGGTTAAGTTCGGCCAATATATCCTAATGGTTAATAATTCTAAAATAGAAGTCAGACAAGATGACATATCGATGACTCTGTTGAACACTATCGAAACTATCACGGATGTCGAACAAATCGTTAACCCTACAAGAATCCAGATTTTAGGGGATAGAATCATCGTTCTCGATGAGGCAAAGAATAGCATCTATGTATGTTCTTTGGATGAATCCGATTACAGTTTCACATTGAGCCATTATTGGGGAGGAATAGGTTCCAAAAACAGCCGAACCAAACTCAATAAACCGACCGATATGATCGTCTTGAACGAAACCATATATGTTGTTGATAATGATAGTGATAACATCAAGGTCTACAATAAATTCTTAAATTGGACAAACAACATACAAATCGCCGATCCTTTGGCTATTGCGGGTTTTGATGATACTCTTTTCGTATTGACATCGAACGGTGAAGTCCATAGATTTGAAAATCTGATCGAAACAGAAGTTTTCCAAGGTGCAGTAGGAACGAATATAGCATACGATGTCGAGCAGAATAAAATCTATATTGCATCCACTGATAGAATTAATGTTTTCTCTGAAAATGGGACATTTATCAACACGATTCAAGATATTCCTATGACAGATATTAGGAATGTGGTCATTCAAGGTAAAGAGCTTTTCGTGTTGAGCAACAATATAATCATTAAGATGTTCGACCCGTTAAATTACGAAAAGATAACATCATTAGAAACATTCGAAAATACGGATATCTCCTATAGAATCCATCCCAATGAACCAGTGTCTTCGTTTATCATAAACGATAGTATTGATAGACTTGGCGGAATATTATCGACTCTTAATGATTCGTTAACTTCTCAAGTGTTGAAATTTTTCGACAATGACGATGTTTTCTTATATTCCACCTTATCTGCCGCAACATATACTACTGAATGTAGTGGGGCAAACCTTGGAATAAATGAATTGGTTAGTTACGAAACAGTCAATCGTGAAATATTCAAACTATATAAATGTATCGAAAATACGAGAGATTTCATCGATGGTATAGATAACTACCCTGTTCTGCCTCCTGTTTGGACATGGATATACCATAAAATAGATAAAAATCAAAGACCTAACCTTAATAGAACTCCTCTTTCTTGGGAAGAACTTTCTAGTGCAAATCCTGCATATAGCGGAATTACATGGAATAGTATTCGATTCTCCACAGGTTATGAGAATAATTTCCCTGTCAATTGGAGATGGGTTGATTTATCATCTACTTGTCTGAATGCTACCACATGGTCTGAAATGGAATCGGGCAGTGCAAAAGATTACACATGGGAAGAATTGGAAGACCCTATACCTTATATCCCTCCCCAATATCTATTTGATAGGTGTAAATAGTAATATTAAATAATTACCCCGATGTCTATCCTCTCCTCAAATTGTAAAATAAACCCAGATTGTGACATAGTTGTCCCTATAGATGAATATGCGAGCATAGGGGATTCTATTTCGGCAATGAATCTAAATTTTAGAAATTTAGACATAACATCGTGTAATCTTTTGGCTAGTGCTGCCGACCTTTGGTCCCCTGCATATCTAACACTTAACACGTTGAGCGGTGATTGGCTGAGTATGCTCACGACCATCGAAACCTACAGTTCATGTTGGAATACCACATACGATACTGTAAAATCTTTGAGTGCATTCTGGTTAAAACCTATCAGTATGATCTATCCGTATCCTTTCGAGGAAGATGTATTGAACCCAGAAACCACAGTAGAAGCATGGGTAAACGAGACGTTCCCAGTTAGAACCAACGATTGTTTTAATTTCATAGTCGGACAAGAGATGTATATATTCACCCCCGAATACACTGAAATAAACAGATTTGTTACTGCCGACTCGGAGTTATTTGATTTAGATGACCCTGTTGCATCCATCCCTGGAAAAGCAGGAATAGGTTTACGTAAACCTAATGCTACGGAAGCCAAAAAACATGGCGAATTTCTGGTAAAACGAGCGGAAAACTCTTATAGAATAACGATGATGGGGCAGTATAGTTGTATATCTAGAGTGACTCCATTGGTTATTAGAGTTGATTTTAGTATTGATTCTATCGGATCGGTCGGAGTTGTCGTCCCTGACAAATTCATCAATAAGATCGTTGGGTTAAAATTTAAAATTGATCCTGAAACATATACATGGTCGTATGCAGAAAATATTTACAATACTGTTTAATGAGCGACATACCCGCATATCAATATCTAGGTAATTCACTATTATCTATCAACGATCAGTTTCAGCAGTTGAATATATCAACTTGTAATTTACTATACTCATCATCTGATTGGAGTAGTTTATCTGAAACACTAAACGATATATCTGATAGATTAAATGATACGTTTTCTGTAGTTTCCGAGATAAGCGGTAGATGGAAATCTTCAAGCGATATGGCGGCTAATCTATCCAAATATTGGCTTCAGCCTATAATGGTCATCTACCCTTCAGCATTCAATGTTCTTGTAGATGTTGAAACCGTCACAACATGGATAAATGCCCAAAATTTATACTCATTGAACCCGATCAATTTCTATGATGATCAACTATTGAGAGTCGAATGTATAACTAAGAATTATAACAGCCCTAGCCTTGTGGGTCAAGCATATTTCAACCAACTACTATCGACGGGAGTCGTAAGTGGCTCTGCCACCAGCATCGAACATATAATAATGCAACGGGATGAGATAGCCGCCGAATATGGTGTGGCCAATCACCAAGTGCAAAATTACCTATCTCTTAAAAATCAAATCGATCTTCTCATATCTGCTATAAATTCCCGAACATCAAAATATAAAATTGCTGCTATCACGGATGTTGCAGGATTAAGAGCCATAAAGGATTACATCACATTCAGTAGTATCCATGGAACTTTCTCTTCTACGGAATGGTCATCATTCTCGCAAATTGATCTAAAACAGATATATAGTTTACTTGATCAATTTAAAACCATAGATCGTATCTTTGCCCCGCTTGAAATAATTGTCGATGTTATAAGTGATGCCGATTTGTTATATTTCGACATCGGGAACGTCTATAATAACATCGTCCATGCATTGTATTTTAAACGTGTGGGGACATCGTGGGTCTATTGGCCCGATCCGCTCATCGATATATGTTTAGCTAATAACTGCGTCCCTTGTATTGACCTAATTGATGTGAACGGTCAATATAGTGTTGATCGTTCTTGTCCGAATCAAGCATCATATCTTTTGATAAGATGTCCTGACAATGCTGTTGATGATTTCCCCGTCCCAACATTATCATCGATGATAACCGGAAACTCAATTTTCAGTGAATATCAAGGACAATTTGTGGATATAAACATCGGTGGTGATATTGCCAAGTATTACATAAGCGTGGCAGATACTATTAGTTACCCCGCATCAAGTTATCTTTTACCTGGAACTTATACGTTCATAAGCGAATCGACTGAACAGTCGTGCCTTTCTGCCTAATGATTGTTGATTCCGACTCGACGGTGTTCTAAATAGAATCTTATGGAAAATAAACCAGACGTTCACCTACAAACACCCTTATTTCTAGAAGAGATAAAAAACCTATCGCAAGAATTTGATACGGTGATCGAATGTGGGACTAATGATGGGACTGGTTCTACTACTCATTTCGCTAATGCAGGTTATACTGTTTATTCATGTGAATTGAATAAACATATGTATACTAAAGCCTTAGCATCCACTGAAAAATTCAAAAATGTCCATCTATTCCATTCTTACACTACAAAAGCGGAGCATTATCATGATTTATGTTTAGTGGAGAGTGATAAATTATCATCACAAGCCGCTTTACCTCAAAACGAAAATTGGCTAGAAAAAATGCTCGATATGCACGGGAATTCTGTCTTATATTTCTTGGATTCTCATTGGACGATGGGGTTGCATGAATTTTCTCGAATTCTTCAACGCCATAGGTCTTCGGGCGATAAATTCACCGTATTATTGGATGATGCAACTAATCTGAAACATAGACCGTCTATTCGATATCTTGAGTCAATTTACGATAAACCATATACAGTGGATCATAAAAGAGGGGAAAGATGGTGTGTGGTCAGATTAAATTAAAAGTTTTATTTGATCGTTATCACGATAGTTATAAATAGATAGTATGTTCAAGAAATTCTCCGATGCCTATAAAGTAGTCTCTAATTTGGGACAAATTCAAGTTGTTGTTTCGGCGGCATTTGTCGCTATTGTTAAAACGGCAGATATTCTCGCTTTCATCTTGGCTCAAACCTCGGATACTAAGCTTGGTAAAGTGGTCGATGAATACCTCCCACCTGTCATTGCTATTCTCGATAAAGTCAAAGGTATAATTCTTAAATATGGTAAACTCGTCGGATTTGACGGCGGTGCTGTTGCGAGTCAGAGTGAAAATCTTCTCGACGATTTGAAGAATTTGGATAAGTCTCTCGATGAACTTCTTAAATAATCTTTCAAAAAACTCGGTTAAAGCCCTATTCGCATTAATTATCATATTAAGCATAATAGCAGGTTTTTTCATGGGAATGGTCCCTGTTGAGTTTTTCACAGGGATTTCAGGTTTAATTATTAGTCATTACTTTGAAAGTCAAAAAACAGAAATAGTCCAAAAGCAATTGGATAATGCTACGGTTGAACTACAGAAAGTGAAATCGGAGAACGTAGAACTACTCTCAATAGGAAAAAAATGAAAAAACTGATATTGGTATTTGGGCTACCTGGAGCGGGTAAAACTTCCTTTGCCAAAAAACTCAATGATGTCATTCCTAATTCCTGCCATATAAATGCCGATGAAGTTCGTGCGAAATATAATGATTGGGACTTTTCGGAAGAGGGTAGATTACGTCAAGCATATAGAATGCGCGATTTAGCGGATTCATCTAACGAAGAAGTAGTCATTTTAGATTTCGTATGTCCTAAAAAAATGTATAGAGACATAGTCGATGCAGATATTATGTTCTTTGTCGATAGGATAGCCACCAGTCGATTTGCCGATACCAACAGTATCTTCGAGCAACCTATCGATGAAGATGTCGTCAGAATCAAATAAATATATACTGTGGCTCAATCTGAATTCAAACAAGGTATATTCTCACCTATAAACAAAAGCAAATGTTTAAATAAAGGGCAGGTTGTCTACCGTAGTTCTCTTGAACTACGTTTAATGCAGAAACTTGATAATAATCCTCTAGTGTTAGAATGGAGTTCCGAAACTCATGTTGTTCCATATATTAAACCTGGACCAGTCCCAAAACCCGCGAGATATTTCGTGGATTTTTATTTCAACATTCAACTCGGAGAACAGCAAAGAAAGTTCCTAGTGGAGGTCAAGCCCCACAGACAATCCATGAAACCGACTCTTCATGGAAATAAGAAAATGTCCACCATTCTATATGAGAATATCCAATATGCTATTAATAAAAGTAAATGGGAAGCAGCAGAAAAATATGCAAAAGGAAAAAATATGACATTTATAGTTATCACAGAGAAGAATATAGATCAGATCACAGGAACGAATAAATAGAATTTGACATGTCAACAAAAACCCGTGCTCGTAAAGTCGGTTCTTCGCTTTTGAAGAAAAACACATCATCTCTATTATTCGCTCCATCATTTGAATGGACAGAAAAACAAAGAACAATATTAGACACGATGAATTATGGGAAAACTAACTGCGTCATCGTGAATGCATTGGCAGGGACAGGTAAAACAACTCTTGCGATCTATTCTGCATTACAGCATCTTCAAAAGGGTCTTGTTGATAAAATCTTGTATATTAGAACACCAGTTGAAGCCTCCCATTCCAAGCTTGGTTATTTGAAGGGGTCGCTTGACGAGAAGTTCGGACCTTATGCTGAGATTCTATTTGAAAAACTTAGGGAATTTCTCTCAGAGCAAGAAATAACAAATCTCATTGCAGAGAAAAAGGTCGAAGCAGCACCAGTTGCATTCCTACGAGGGCACGATTTTAAACGCACAATCGTTATCGTAGACGAAACACAGAACCTCTATATGAATGAGATTATGACTGTTGCCACACGTATTGCAGTAGGAAGCAAACTCTTCGTTCTCGCAGATGAAGATCAGTGCGATCTACCTAAGAAAGATCAAGATGAATTTATGAAATTCGCTCGTCTGTTCAGCGATAACGATTCGATGGAGAATGGCATTTTCTACTTCGAATTGAAGGATGCCGTGGATGTTATGCGTAGTGATTTTGTTCGGTATATTTCTAAGAAATACAGCACCTACAAAAAAGCTTTACCTTAAGCCCCAAATACGGAATTTCTCAAGAACTGCGGTCCAAACCATACATCTCAGTTGGTGTCTCCAATGATCATGTTTGTGGACTCGTGCTTTAACATCTTGAATGTAAAGATTAACCAATTTCTGGTTAAGGGGCGATACATATTTTTGCCAAGTAATTCTATGTGGAAAATATAAAAGCTCATGGTTCAATTTATGCATAAATTGCATAACCCCTCTTTGCAGATTTTCCGCAAGTTTGGGATTTGTTTCTTCTTCTCTTAGGGAATTCAGAAAATCAACCAAACGGTTATCCTGTTCGGTTGAACCAAAAGTATTATAGTGGATTTTTTTCATACTTAACTATATGCCTGTTTATCATTGTTCGTTTTATGTGAAATTATTTCAAAATCGCCAACAAAAGGGTCCGATTCATCAAAGTTAACAGCGAAATCTATTCTCACTTTTTTATCAATTTCCGTATCT